GCCCGAAGGTGGACTGCTTGATGAAAAGTATCGTGACATGACTGCTGATGAGATTTACACCACTCTGCAAAAGAATGGTGGTGCAGAAGCTTTGTCTGGGTTGTCTGACTTTGACGGTACTTGTGTTCAACCTAATCCGTCTTTGACAGACAGTGGCTCACAAAGTAAACACGAAGCAGATATGCGAGTTGCAGTACAACAAGCAGCTGAGTCAGCTAAAGCACAAGGCAAGCTACCTGGTAGTTTGGCTAAGCTTGTCGATGACATTGTGTCACCACAAGTCAATTGGAAACAAAAGCTGGCAAGATTCTTGAAGAGTAACAACAAATCAGATTACAGTTGGCAAAAACCTAATCGTAGGTTCGTTGCTAACGGCATGTATCTGCCTAGTTTGTATTCACCATGTATTGAAGAGATTGGTGTCATCGTTGACACTTCTGGTTCTCGTACTGATGAAGAACTCAATCAAGATTTGGGTGAGATATCTTCTATGTTGGTTGACGCTAATGTAGAAAACATACATTTTATGCAAGCAGATACAGATGTGACTGATGAGCAAACATTCACTCGTGAATCAATGCCTTTGAAAGTTACAATGCAAGGGCGTGGCGGTACAAGGTTTGGACCAGCTGTTGCAGAAATGGCAGAGAAATATCCAAGTGTCTCTTGCCTTATTTACCTTACAGACTTGGAGTCAAACGACTTTGGAAGCGAACCACACTTTCCAGTTGTTTGGATAACTAACTCAGCTACGGAGGCGCCTTACGGTGAAATTATCGAAGTCAATTAAGCGTATGAAGAAATACGCAAGAAATGGAGTTGTAGTTCTTCTTGGCACACTTGCAATTGCTATCGTGCTACAACATATTCTAACTTTCATGCTACTAGCTCTAGTGCTAGCTGGCATGTTTTACATATTGAGGTACAACTATGCCTAGTATATTGTCAAGTATTACCACAGCTTTGTGGATACTTATCGAACTAATTCAATTTGGCTACATGGCCTATATTATGTGGAGGCAACGCAACAATGCTAACTATCGGAATATTCAGCGCGCTAGGTCTGCTTTTGCTAGCGCTTAAAGCTGGTGGTCGTAAGACTATTGGACATGACATCTTTGCTGATGTACTGATTACTGCAACACTTATGGTTGCTTTCTATGGTACTTTCAGCGGTATGACTGCTGCTATGGTTGGCGGTCTTACTGCTTCTCTTGTATTATTTCTTATGCGTAAGACTATGGTACATGAGAAACTAAAGATTGAGTCTATAAACAAAAAAGCACTTGGACTCAACTTTGCTGTGCCAAAGTTGAAATGGGAAACAAAACAGCCAGATTGGCGTAAGCACAATCAATACTCGGAGGATCAAGGTTTGTAATGAAACTAAAGCAAAAAGCAGAAGAGTGGGAACAGTGGCATGGTTCTTGGTTAGAAGATTCTTTGAATGAATACTTTGACACTTTTTCTGTAAAACAAATAAAAAGAAAAGCTCTTGTGCATATGCTTGAAGATGATGCCACTATGGATGAAATATCTTATCTTTTCTTTTTTGAAGCTTTTAGAGATTGGTTGAAAAACAAAGCAAAACCTGGCATGTACGAAAGCCCCGATACTATACCTAGCCCTGCAACTATTGATACAATGTTTGAATTAGATATACCAATAGTTGAGGAAATGTATGAAGCATTTTGTGAACATTACGGATTATAAGGAATTTGCTCTTCGTATGTATAAGAAGAATTGCTCTGAACGGCGTGCTTATGGCATGGAAGTTCATCCTACTTTTCAAGCGTACGAAGAGTCCAACCGTGATTTCTTGAAAAAGAAATATCGTAACAGTTAGTTGATACAACCACCTGTGGAACCCAGTGCCCTAGAGGTCCGAGAGAGGCAGACGACTTCCTAAGAATCGATGCAAGATAAGCGTTGATGTACTCAACGAAACTTTAAGTTTATACTTATGATTCAAAGCGGGTCAGAGACCAAGCTAACTGTTACGAACTAATTAAGGAGTAATTATGGACAATGTAAATCAACCCCCACATTACAACACTGGAGATATCGAGTGCATACAAGCTATTCAAGCTTCAATGACCACTCGACAATTCCAAGGCTACTTGAAGGGCAACATTATTAAGTATATTTGGCGTTACGAATATAAAAATCAAAAAGAAGACTTGCAAAAAGCCCAATGGTATTTAGCAAGACTACTACAAACCTATGATTATGAAGGAGAAAATCATGAACAAAAATTATCACCGATACAACAATGAAACTTCAAGATGGTGTGATGCAAACAATGTGCCGTATCAAAGAAACGGTTTCTTGTTTGGACCTGACACTGTTGAAGACCAAGTAACAGGTAATACTTTCCACACTATTAGACCTAACGTACAACTACCTGAAGGTGTAAAACCAGAACAAATATTTAATGAAGGCGACTGGTTAGTCGCTGAATACCAACAAGGTTACATTCGTTGCAAGATTACTGGCTTTTCACCTCGTGCTGGCAATCTTATTGTCGATCGTTATTATAACGATGCTTGGAAACAGATAATACCTGACAAACCTCGTTCGGGTTTTATACATAATATTCGATACGTGCGAAACAACGGTAACTCTTGGGGTTGGGGTACAGGACGCTGGCTTACTCATTCTACAAAACCTGTAGTTGATACCCAAGCTTCAGGACATACTGTAAAACCATGGGCATGGTTTGCTGTACCAAAAGAATCTATATTTAAACTTAACCTACTAGGAGTACAACTATGAATATATTTGCTGTAAACGACGATCCAAGATTAGCTGCACTAGAGTTGCCAGATAAACTTGTACCAAAAATGATTGTTGAATCTGCACAAATGTTATCAACTGCACATCGCATACTTGATGGCGACGAGTATGCAGATAAAGTAGGACTTTACAAAAAAGCATATGAAAATCATCCTTCATGTGTTTGGGTAAGAGAAGATGCACTAAACTATTGGTGGTTGTGGATGCATGCACTGACACTCTGTGAAGAGTACAAATGGCGATTTACAGATGAAAGTGGTATCGCTGCCCACAAAACAGAAACTGTAATACATGCTTTACAAGAATTACCACTCAACATTCCAGCTAACAAAGATACTAATTACGAAGTACTAAAAGATTTACCTTTATGTATGCCTGATCAATACAAACAAGGTAATGATCATATGGTGTATGCTCTAGAGTCTTATCAACAATTTGTTACTCAAGACAAACCTTACATGGAGGATGTATTCAAAGCTTATACTCGTGCAATACAAAAGAAAGAGCATTTCAAAGATCACCACAGTAATTCGTCTGGAGTAGATTATCCACCACAATGGGTAGTTAGAAATGCTACACCTGAACAAAAGAAACACATTGACTTGCACAAGTTAATGAATCCGGAGAGTGCAGTATGACAACAAGTAAACCAAACGGAACACTTACACCAGAACAGCTGCAACGTATTCGTAATGCATTAAAACGAAGAGGTAAACTTTGAGTGGAACAATAACATCTATATCAGAAGCTGTAAAAATTGTAGAAACATTTATACAAGAAATGGCTGACGATAAACTAGATACTGGTGACAAAGAAAAGTTAGCAGAAGCTGAAAAGCAGTTTGCCAAACTAGAACACGCTATGCGTATAATCAAGAACCGACTATGAAACTTAATATATCAATAACAAATTGTCCTGTATGTGCAAAAAAAGGTATGACTATTCTTGCCGATAAATATGACGGACAAATTATTTGTTCAGTATGTCAAGAAGATGAGCTAGAAACATGAAAACTAACATATCAATTGAACTAACAAACGATGAACGAATGAACCTTGGACAAAAGTTCTATAACAAAAAACGTATGCTAACGCGTGCTGACCTTAATCATATAGTTAAGAAATTTATAGGAGATGTCCTCGAAGCTACACCCCCCACCCCCAAACAGGTTGATGAAGACCCTTTGCTAGCCAAAGAATGGTCTAGTCTAACCCAACTAAAAAACTATTTAGAAAAAGAAACTCAAGTAGAAATACTAGAGTTCAATGGTTTTGA